CGCTGGCAATAATCCAGAGAGCATCAATGACGATGACCTCTAAACCAATCTCTCCAATCTCTACCCAAATACATATGAGCAACCCAATCATCGAACAACTCCGCAAACCCTTTCAGCCGTCTCGCATTGAGTGGCGTTTGCAATCCTCTGGCGAGAAAGCCGATGGCTCCATCTGGGGTCGTTGCCTTGCCTACATCGACAACCGTGCCGCTATGGAACGCCTCGATGAAGTCTTCGGCCTCAACTGGTCGCAAGCCGAGGAGTTCAAACAAATCGGTGCGCAAGCCGTCTGCACCGTTACAATCACCATTGAGTCCATGACTGAAGAAGGCCGTCCCTTGTTCCCCTACCGCTCCGTGACCGGCAGCTGTGCCGTGGAAGCCAACGGTGACATCGACCCCTTCAAGTCTGCTGCCTCTGGCGCAATGAAGCGAGCCGTCGTCAACCTAGGCATTGGTCGTTACCTGTACGATATGCCCGAAGCGTGGGCGGTCATCGACCCTAAGGGTAAGTACGATGGCAAGACCAAGAGCGGTAACCGCTTCCGCTGGAACCCTCCAGGTCTAGATGCCGTCATTGCACCACAGGCTACCGTTGAGGACTCTGCTCCTTACGTTGCCTTTGACGCATCGTTCACCAAGACAAGCCCTGCCCCTGCCGCCCCTGCACCCGTTCAGTCGGATGGTACGTGGCGCACGGTTGTCATCCCATTCGGTAAGCAGAAGGGCCAGACCCTTGGTCAGCTGCCCCCTAACTCCCTCAAGTGGTGGCGTGAAAACTACCAGCCCAAGCCTTACAACGGTAAGATTTCTGCTAAGGACAAGTCATTCCGTGACTCCCTTGACCAGTCCGCTGAAGCCTACAAGCCGATGCCCGGCCTTGTCGATCAAGTCATCGATGAGTTGACCACGGATAACCCACCCGACGACGTACCATTCTAATCTCTATGTGCCACAACACCGACCCAGAAGAATACGAACTCCTCGATGAGAGGACAGGCAGTAACCACAGCATGGAAGTATTTATCCATGACGTGCCTCCGCTGGCTGTCCTCACGGACGAGGAAATCATGGCAATCCTAAACCTATACACCCGTGAGCGTAACTAAAATTGAGAAGTCCATAGGGCTTGCACCAGATGACGTGCGTCGCCTCATGGCTTCTATGGCTCCTAAGACTGATGAGCCGTTCAAGGCTAAGAACCCTATCGAAGCGGCCTACCATATGATTAGACAGTCCGGCTCCACGCTGGCCTGTGCTTGTCAGTCTTGGAAGGTCAAGAAGGCTGCGGTCATTAAGTATGCTAAGGAAAACAACCTACCGTTCCTTTGGTCATCTTCTGTCTATGACGAGGAAGCCAAGCGGGTTGCAGCTGAACTCATCAAGTCTGGCGCACACGTGCAGAACTTACGTCATGGTCTGCGTCAGCGGGTAGCCTATCTCCTGGCGTTGAAGGTAGGGGTGTCAGAGGCTTGCCGAAGGATATCCATTGATCGTCGTGGTCTTTACTATTACTGTAAGAACTACGATTTGCCTACACCGGCAAGAGCGATTAAGTAACATGAGTTTCTTTGAGCCACCTCCTGCTACAAAGTATACCGTACTCAACCTAGGTGCTGGCGTTCAATCGTCATGCCTAGCGTTGATGGCGGCTCGTGGTGAGGTTACGCCTATGCCGGACTTTGCAGTCTTTGCAGACACGCAAGCCGAGCCTACCAATGTATACAAGTGGCTAGATTGGCTTGAGACTCAGTTACCGTTTCCTGTTATCCGTGTAACTAAGGGGAGCCTTACCGAAGACATCCTTAAGATTAGGGTGAAGGAGAAGAGCATCTATTCTGATAAGCCATTAAACTACCTTCGTTTAAACATCCCTGTATTTGGCCTCACGGCTTCTGGAGAAGTCCGTCCAGCATTAGGTCGGGCTTGCACTGCTGACTTTAAGGTAGCACCTATCCTTAAGGAAATCCGCAAGCGTTGCGAGATTAAGCATGGTCAGAAAGAAGTCACGGTAACCCAATGGATTGGCATCTCGTATGATGAGATGCAACGGATGAAGCTGCCGAGCAACCCTTGGACGCAACACCGCTGGCCTCTCATCGAGAAGCGGATGACCCGATCCCATTGCATTGAGTGGATGGCAAAGAACGGATACCCAGAGCCGCCACGTTCCGCTTGTTACTATTGCCCATTCCACGATGATGAAGAATGGCGCAGACTTAAGACGGAAGACCCGGAGCATTTCCAGAAGGCCGTAGAGTTCGACAAGACCTATCGTCGCCTACAGAACGAGAACCCAGGAGGTCTACGGATTGAGGTCTATCTCCACAAGTCTTGCAAACCGCTCGACCAAGTGGACTTTACCGATAAGGATGCTAGTCAAACAAACTTTGATTTTAAATCCGAATGCGAGGGCATGTGCGGTATCTAACAACTTATGGATAACAAATACGACATCATCGCTATGGGCGATAACCACGGTGACCTTGCTTGCGAGGACACGTTGGATGCAATCATGGAGTTTGTGAAGCGGGTGAAGCCCAAGTACCGGGTACACCTAGGAGATAACTGGGACTACCGCTGGGGCCGCAGGGGCGTAGACAAGTCCTCCGCTGAAGCCAAGCAAGGCATGGAGGATGACCTGGAAGCGGGCATCAGTTGGATTAAGCGCTACAAGCCTACCCATTTCTTATTCGGAAACCACGACGATCGTATACGTCAAATCATGAACAACACGGACTCCATCAAGGACAAGGAGGACATGCAGAAGCTGCTGGACAGAATGATGTCCACCCTGCGGAGTGTAGGTTGCAAGGTCATCAAGCCCTATAACGTGAAGACGGGCCGTATCCAGATCGGGCCTATCACCTTCATCCACGGGTTCAGTCACGGTCAGAACGCCTTGCTCAAGGATGCCCGTACGTTCGGTCAGCCCGGTGGCGGGTTCTGTATGGGCCACTTGCATCGCCTGGAGCAGCTGAACATCGAAGCCTTCGACGGTGGTGCGGCTTGGCTATGTGGTTGGGCAGGACGGCAGGAGGATGCCGACTATTCGTTCCGCATGCCGGGCAGCCTACGCTGGCAGAACGGCTTCATGTACTTTAAGGTGGATGGGAATAACTATATTGGTAAACAGGCGCACCGCTTCGGAAATGGCTGGTACTTCCCTAACGGAGAGGTATACAAAAAGTCATGAGTATCCTAGAACAACACAACGGCAATGGTATCCGTTACGCTATGCACCTGTCAGCACCTAAGGGAGGAGCCGCTCAGATGCTGTGCGATCCTGCTGGCGGTTGGGTTGGCTACGAAGACTACGCACGCCTTAAGACAGACTCAGAAAGCAAAGATAAAATCATCGAGAGTTTTGCAGCCAACTTAATCCGTATAGGCAATGAGTGTCGTGACTGGGCGGCTGAGTGTCGTATGTTGTCGGATAAAAACAAACTTCTGACTAAGGCGGGAGATGAACTTGCCGAGCAACTGCACAAACGTGGAGCATCTTATGAAATTGGCTTTGCTATTCAACAATGGCAAATTGCCAAAGGAACGGAAGGTCAAGAGGAGGGCAAGCAGTCGTGATCTACGAGTTCCGCAACCCTATGCCGGTTGAGACGCAGCTAGGCTATGGTATGCTGGTCTATGTCCGGGACGGTGGCACTTTCGCCAATGACGTGTTCGCAGTAGTTCTCGACAATGACGGAGTCCTGCGCCACTTCTCTACCGACCAATTTAAGTTCGTCCGCAACGACACCTTTGACATCCGCACCAATGACTAAAAAGAACCCTCACGAACCTGGAACAATCCAAGCCACCACTTGGGAAATGCTTGGATTTATCCGCAAGGAGCAAGCCAAACGCAAACGGAACACCAAGGGTGCTTTCGGTGGCAAGAAGCGATGAGCGAGCTGCCAGAGCGTATCCGTATCCAGGAGCATAACCTTCCAGACTTTCTTGAACGTGCTAAGTCTCTTGGCCTGTCGCTTAAGCGGGCTAGGTTCTTGCTCAAGGTAGGGGAAGATTACAACCCGGCTACTCACAACGAGCGTAAGACTGTTAAGCGTGTGCTTACCGATACGCATCACATGACCAGACCTAGTGGTCGCAAGTGGTACTTCAAGTATATCCGCAAAGGCATTAACATCTCACAGCCCCTGTCTATGGACACCGAAGAGGCTAAAGCCATGCGAGACGAACTCCTCAAACACTACGGATATGAAGCCAAAGAGTGACATGCTTAAGGCGCTAGAGTCCTATCTAGCCAGGAACAACCGTGAGCAGGAAGTCCCCAAAGGTTTCAAGAGCCGTGAGGAAGTGATGCATATGTTCGGCATCAAGAAAGGCAGCTGGGATAGGCTTCATCGTGGCTTAGTGAAAGCCAAGAAGATCCAGAGTATCTGGTTAAGGAAAGCCAAGGGAGGCCGATGCTTCCGCAAGTGCTTCTACAAGATTGACGAAGTACTACTTAGGGAACTAGCCAAAGGCGTATAGCAGACCGGCTGGAACGTCTGCTACACTAAACCTTAGTCCTCTTCCTATGATGCGCCACAACAACGATTACCAGCCAGGACTAGGTCTATGTCGTAGGTTGACCGACTAGCTGCCTTACGCAAGCCGTCACAGAACTATCTTCTTCACACGTTCCTAGACATCTTCCACATCTTGAAGACAAGGCTTCCACCGATGATGATGCTGGATGCCACTAGGGCCAAGGCTAC